TTCTTGGTGCATTTGGAAAAGTTCAGGGTCAACTTAATTCTAAACAGAATGCACTTACTAATCCTGTAACAGGAACGGGAACTAATAACTATTTACCAAAATTTACAGGAACTACTACCATTGGCAATAGTTTAATACAGACTGATGTTTCAGGTAATTTAATGGTAGGTTCTGCTGATGCAGGAGATGCAGGTAGTATAAATGTTAGCGTTGGTATTGCTGGTAGTACATCAGGAGGTTTACAATTATGGTCAAATGACCTTGCGACCCATTATATACAATTTGGTGATGGAACAACAGGAGATCAAAAATATGCAGGATATGTAGGATATTCTCACTCTACCAATGCTATGGTATTTGGTACGGATTCAGGGAATAAAATGCGTATTTTCTCTGATGGTAATGTTTCTATAAGCAACTTTCCATCTAACGGAGGCTTTAAATTAGATGTCAATGGTACAGGTCGTTTTATTGGCAATCTTACGGCTGCATCATTTATTCGAAGCGGAGGCACATCTAGCCAATTTTTAAAAGCAGATGGCTCTGTTGATTCTAATACCTATGTTACAGGGGGACCATATCTTCCTTTAACAGGAGGTACTTTAACAGGTACTTTAAACGGAACAACTGCGGTATTTTCAAATACTGTAACGGGTTATCAAGGAATATTTAAAGATGGTTCTGAGGGATTAATTATTGGTTATTACACAGGAGGTAACGGATATGGTGCGATTTATGCCTCTTCACTAACTATAAATAACTCTAATTACGCACTAATCGCTAAGAGTGATAATACGATTCTTAATGCTCCAACTGGAGGCTCTGTAAATGTTTCGATTGGTAATACACCTAGGCTTACAATAGCATCAACAGGGGCGGCTACTTTCTCGAGTAGTGTAACTATTACAGATGGTGGATATTACATTTATGATACAAGGACAAATTTAGCAAATAGAAATTGGGTTTTAGTTTCTAATGCACAATTCTTTGGAGATTTCGCTATTCGTCAATCAAATGCTAAGGATGGAAACCCATTAACCGCAGGGACAGATAGATTTTATATTGGACCCACAGGGGCGGCTACTTTCTCAAGTAGTGTAACTGCTACTAGCATTATAAGAAGCGGAGGCACAAGCAGTCAATATTTAATGGCTGATGGGTCTGTTTCTACTTTGACTAACCCTGTGACAGGGACAGGCACTACTAACTACTTGCCTAAGTTTACAGGGACAAGTACAATAGGGAATAGTATTGTTAGTGATAATGGCAGTAGAATTTTAATAAATACAGGTACTACAAATCAAAATACTACAATCAATGCAAGTAAAATTGCAATGTCAAGAACATCAGATGGAGCAGAGGTTGTATATTTTTCTAAAAATACTGATTTAGGTTCTGAAGGAACTGCTAATATTCATGGATATGATGGTATTCAATTTAGAACACAAGGAGCTGAAACTGTTAAAGCAACATTAAACGCTTCAGGCAACCTTGGCTTAGGAGTTACACCGAGTGCGTGGGGGACTAGTTTTAAAGCAATTCAAGTTGGGTATGCTGCTGTTTTATGGGGAACTAATTCGTCTAATGAATTTTATGTTGGTAATAATTATTATGTATCATCAACAGGCAGAAGATATTTAAATAATGGATTTGCAACAGAATATTTTCAATTTAATGGTGAACATTCTTGGCAAACCGCCCCATCAGGAACGGCAGGTAATGCTATCTCCTTCACCCAAGCGATGACGTTGTTTGCTAGTGGAAATCTAGCAGTAGGACCTACAACGGACAATGGGGCAAGATTGCAGCTTAATGGGAATGTAACTATAAGCAACTCTGGAACTGTAACTTCTACTATTACAAGCACTACCAACACTGGAGTTGCGCTTTATACTACTGTAAATAATGTTGGCTCAACAACAGAAATTGGAACTTGGGGGTCTACTAGAACAGGTTTTGGAGCCATTCAACCAAACAATGGATATATATATAGTGGGGTTGATTTAGCTATTGGTTCAGGTACAAATTTAAAATTTTCAACAGGTGGTAGTAATTTAACAAGACTAACAATTGACTCCACAGGCGCAGCTACCTTTTCAAGTAGCGTGACGGCAGCGGGTATTGTAAATAATGGAGGTTTTAGATTAAAAGAATCAACCGCTTCTACATCCTCAAGAAACTGGATTATTGGCAATGATTGGCAAGTATTTGGAGACTTAGGAATTGGTCAAAGTACAACACAAACTGGAGGAGTTTATAGCTTTCCTCTGTATATAAATCCAAGCGGCAACGTAGGGATTGGAACGACAACTGACGCAGGCTTTAAGCTAGATGTCAACGGAACAGGTAGGTTTAGTGGGGCTGGAAATGCTTTAAGATTAAATTCAACTTCAAATGATGTTTGGCAAACCTTTATACCACAAAGCGGAAATACTTGGAGAATACAAGCAACAACAGGAAATGTATTTGGTATTTACAATGAAAATAGTGCTTTCTTTCCGCTAACCATAGCCTCCACAGGCGCAGCTACCTTCTCCTCTTCGGTGACGGCAACTGCATTAACTCTTACCTCAACTGATTCTGTAATTGCAACCAACACCTCTGATGGTACTGATAATAAATCCATTAACATATCAGGAGGAGGTACTCAATCTATTGCAAGAGGTGCTAATCTAAGATTGTATGGAAATGAATATACAGGAGAAGTAGGCAACGCATACTTGTTTAGTGGAAATGTAGCTAACTCAAATATTGTATTAAACGCTTATTCTTCTAGTTCAACTATACAGTTTTTGAGTAACAACACCGAACGAATGCGCATTACCTCAGGCGGCAACGTGCTGATTGGAACGACAAGTGATAATGGAAGCAGACTAAGAGTTAATGGCTCTGTTGCATTACCTCACGTTACAAAGTCAGCTAACTATACTTTAGACGCAACAGATTACACCGTTGGATTTGATTGTGCAAGCAATAGGACTGCAACGCTACCCGATGCAACAACTTGTGCAGGTCGTGTTTATGTAATTTATCAGTACAATACAGGTACTGGAGGTTCAAGATATGTAACTTTAGATGGTAATGGCTCTCAAACAATTGATGGGGTAACAACTTACTCTTTACAATATCAAGAAGATTTTAGCTCTGTTATGATTCAATCCACAGGTTCCAATTGGGTTGTAATTGCATATAAATTATATCCAAGTCCATTATAACTTTAAACAATACAACAAATGAAACAAATTGAAAAAATCCAAGTGTGGAAGAACGGAGAGCAGCTAGAGGCTTCTCTTCTAAACGCAATCATCGTAAACGACAACCTTGAGAGTGCTTGCACTTTCTACTACCAACTAATGACAGGCGGTCAAGGAACAGAGGCAATGCCAATCTCAGTTGGTCAGTCAGTTGCGGAAGGCAATATTTCTTTAAGTGGAGAAGAATATTTAGAGTGGAACGGCAGCAATGATTATGCTTATGAGTATATTGCCGAAAAATTAAACCTTACACTTGTATGAATGTAAATCTAGCAATCGCCCTAACTGACATCGAGGGCAACGCAATCCAAAACGAGAAAGGCGAAGAAATGCTCCTTTCTAAAATGGTAGGCAACGCATTGTTTGCTGCCGAAGAGAAAGAAGACCCGATTCGTCTTTACGAGTTGGCTAAGAAAATCTACTACTCCGAAGGAGACATTGAAGTAAGCAAATCCGATGCAGACCTAATCAAAGAGAAGGTAAAGGCTAAAGGCTTTACTGTGCTTGTTTTAGGACCTCTCTACGAGGCTTTAAAGGAAAAGTAATAGTAAACCACCACCGATGATTTAAAGGGCTAGAAATAGCCCTTTTTTATTTCCTATTAAATGCCTTATTTTTGGTAAACGAATAGCGATTTATAACATGAATATCTTGCAAAAAGACGAAATAGGAGTACCATCTACCCTTGTGGCATTTGTGGCAAATGTTTTTCAAGCAATCGGGATAGATTTCCTAAATGTGGTTCTTACCATGATTATTTCTTTGCTTTCAATCGTATATCTGATCTACAAAATTAAAAACGAGAAAGCAGCACTAGAAGCAAGAAAAAAAGATGAAGAAGGGAAGTAATGCTAATAGCAAGCCATCTGCATTTGGAAAGAAGCGAGAGGGCAAAGCAAAGAATCTAAATACACCTAAAGGAAAAAAGGTAAGTAAATACAGAGGTCAAGGCAGATGAAAAAGTTTTTCGAGTGGTCTAGTGGTTTTCTATCTGAAAACGGACAGGCATCCAGCAAACGATTTGTAGGAGTATTCTCAGCAGTAGCTTTGTGCTACACGTTGTATGCTAATCACGATGCAGTAAACGAGCCAAGCGAGGCTTTGGTCTATTCTGTTGCAGCTTTGTCTGCTGCTGCCTTGGGCATTAGTGCAGCAGAAAAGATATTTAAGAAGGAATGAAAAATCTAAGCAAGGAGGAACTGCTTTACAGGATGGAGGCAATTAATCGTAGCAATGCGATTATTTACTTTGACCTAAATGGTTTTATCCTTGGAGTGAATACACTTTTTTTGAAGGCTATGGGATTAGCCGATAATGAACACGACAAGCTAATAGGTAAGCATCATTCTATTTTTGTTAGCTACGAATACTCAAAGTCTGACGATTACATAAAGTTCTGGGAGACGCTAAGAGAAGGTGGGTATTACGAGGGTGATTTTGAAAGGCGCAAAATTGACGGCACCCCAATTTTCTTGCAAGCTACCTACAACCCAATCCTAGACGAGAGCGGTGCAATAACTAAGATTATGAAGATTGCAACCGACATTACAGAAACGATTGTCAGCAAGAATAAAATCGAAGAACTTTCTGCCAAGGTCAAAGCAGAGTTAGAAAACTCTAACAAGCTAAGGGCAGCAATTGAAATAGAAAAGGATGCAGCAGTAAATGACCTAGACGCTACGATTAAAAAAAGCCAAAACGAACTTATTAAAGTAATCGTAAAGTCTGCTCTGTTTGTGATTATGTCGGTCGGCTTTATCACTACTATAATGTACTCGTTTGCAATCCTGTCTAATAAGGACACGCAAATAATCGGCTCAACGTGGAGCAATATGTTTTCAGTACTGCTTACCAATGCGTTTTCTATTGTAGGAACTATTATGGGTATTAAATACGCAACCTCAGAAGATAAAAAATCTAAGAATGAAAATTAGCACACATCTAAACCTAGCAGAAGTCACTAGAAGCGATTCTGCAAAGCGTCACGGCATTGACAACACCCCAACTGCTGAACACTTAGAGAACTTTAAGCTACTTGCAGAGAAGGTATTTGAGCCAATCCGCTTGCACTTTAAGACTCCTATTTTTATTAGTAGTGGTTACAGGTCCCAGGCACTAAACGCTTTTATAAAAGGCAGCGCATCCTCTCAGCATTGCAAGGGTCAAGCCATTGATATTGATATGGATGGCAGCAAGGGCGGAGTGACTAACAAGATGGTCTTTGACTTTATTGTCTCACGCTTAGAATTCGATCAGATTATTTGGGAATTTGGGAGTGATGCTAATCCTGATTGGGTTCATGTTAGCTACGTTAAAACAGGCAATAGAAAGCAAAAGCTGAAGGCCGTTCGGTCTGGAGGCAAAACAGTGTACCAAACTATTCCTTAATGGAACTTATAAAAATAGCACGTAATGTGCATTCTCTTTCACTAAAAACAGAAGAGAATCGGGTAGCTTTACTTTCAGATATTCACTGGGATAATCCTAAGTGTGATCGTGAAATGCTAAAGAGACATCTTGACTATTGCCTTGAGCAGAATATCCCTATTTTTATTAATGGGGATTTTTTTTGCTGCATGCAGGGCCGTATGGATCGCAGAAACAACAAGTCAGACATAAGGCCTGAGCATAATAACGCAAAGTACTTGGATAGCATAGTAGAAACTGCGGTAGAGTGGTGGTCTCCTTATGCATCTCTTTTGACTGTTATTGGATATGGCAATCATGAGACATCTATCATAAAGTACTCAGAAACTGACATCCTTCAAAGATTTGTAGACCTATTTAACTACAAGAATAAAAGCAATGTTTATGTAGGTGGATATGGTGGGTGGATAGTTCTTAAATATGATTTGAGACTTAGCACTTCAATGACAAAAAATTTGAAGTACCATCACGGAATCGGTTTAGGAGGAATTGTTACACGTGGTGCCATTAACTTAACAAGATCATTAGAGATGTATGAAAACATGGACATCTTTGTGATGGGTCACATCCATGAGAACTCAAGTAGAAATGATGTTAGAGATACCCTTCAGTATAACAAAGGAAAGCGCATTTACGAACTACAGCAAAAGCAGATTCACCTTGCTATTACAGGTACATACAAGGAAGAGTACGGTGATGGTAGTCAGGGATGGCATGTAGAAAGAGGGGCACCAGTTAAGCCAGTTGGAGGCAGAATTTTGACCTTGCATGGCAGAAGGTATGTAAAAGATGGGTCAGATAATTATGAACTATTAGTAGATTCACATAAATTTCCGCTATGAAAGCAATACTAGAATTTGATTTGCCTGAGGAGAATAACGATTTCCATGCGGCAATAAACGGACATAAATATAAAATTGCCCATTGGGAGTTGGACCAGCTTTTACGCTCTGAAATGAAATACAAGGAATTATCTGAAGATACTTATAAAGCTTATGATTTTTGCCGTAAGGAATTAAGAAAGATACTTGAAGAAGACAACCTATTTATCGAACAATAATGCCACTACCTAAGCCAAAGCCTGCCGAGACACAGAGTGAGTTTATCTCACGATGCATTACCGACCCAATAATGGAGCGAGAGTTCCCTGAAAGTAAACAAAGAGCTGCTGTATGTTATTTCCAATACACCAATGGAGGATCAAAGAATTAAAATAGCTATTGTTTCTTTTCTTGCAGGGGTAATCTTAACCTTTGTGGTTTACCCTAAACATGAGCAAGAGACTGTCTATAAGTTTGAAACCGTGACAAAAACGGACACTTTGTTTGTCGACAAATTGTCGACAGTTTACATCCCTAAAACCAAGATAAAAACCGAAGTTTTAAGGGATACAATCCTAATCGATTTTAAGCCGCAAATTAGCCTGTTTAAGGCCACTATACCTTTCGAGTATGGTAATACATATCTGAGCGGAGAAGTCCTCGGAGAAGTGCTTAAAATGACCGCTACGAACGACTATAAGATACCTGTGGTAACGAACACGATAACCAACACGGAAACTAGGACTATTATTGAGAAACCGAATGGATTATATTTGGGCGCAGGAGTCAACTCTTTGTTAAAACCGAGCGCATCAGTTGCCTACTTGGACAACAAGTATTTGTTTCAGTATCAATACCAGCCTTTAGAGAAGGTACATCAAATCGGAGTATCTAAAAAGTTATTCTAAAGGTTAACAAAAGTTCCCAATCTGTGAACTTATAAGTACCCAAGTAGCATACCGTTGGATCTGCTCTTGGGTCATTATTTATCATACAATTCGGATATTTTCCGAATTACTTATTTAGGCTTGACAATATCTTTTAGCTGATTAAAAATAGCTTCTGCATTATCTCCCCAATACATATCGCATTTTCCATCTTTAATTGGGGCTTCTATAAACCATGATTGGTATTCACCAATCCAAGCCGTAAACCTGTAGCAGGTTTCTTTGTGGGGACAATTTGTCCCTGGGCACATGGTGATGTCACTCATATTTATCGCTAATCTTTAGCAGTACTAGGTAGCCAATCAAATCATTTACCACATCCTCATCATCTTTCTCTAAGCTTCCGTTCTTTATTCTCTTTAGCTTGTCATCAATGCGGATCAGTAGTCCTTCTTTTGCGGACAACTGACTAAATACTCCTAGAGGCTCTAGTGCAGAGTTGCCATACTTTCTGTTCTTGTCAATAAGCATTTTATGAATATGATCTAGGACTTCTTCTACCTGGATTGCAAATGGTGGTGTCATATTGTTTTAATTTGTGGCTAGTGCAGGTACCGCCCCTGCTGCTTGGTCTTTTGCATTTTCAGCGTCACCCATGATTTACTTTTAATCTAACTAGCCTAGAGTGGGACTATTCCCCACGGTCAACTAAAGCCACTTTATTTCTCTTTTCGGTCGGGCTGTACACACCCTAATAAAGTAATTGCCTAAGCGATAGTATTTTAATTGTAGTCAGGACAGGAATCGAACCTGCATGGTAGGCTTATCTAGAAAGCCGTTTGAAGTACCTATTACAAAGGTATTACGGAGCTTTACACCGACTAATTACGGACACCAACCTTTGCTTTTAGCGTTTACCAATTCCGCCACCTGACTATGTGTTAATCTTTAAAAACTCAATCCACCATTTAACTAAACAGATCATGAGCAACAGAAACAAAATTGTAGTTAATGTCTTCTTTAAGTAGCTTTTCTTTATCATAGTATTGCTTAAACGAGATAAACCTATCTCCTTTTAGATATTGGCTAGTCCTAAACTTAGACCTTCCTTTCTTAATCAGTAAGCCATCTCCAAACAGAACATAGAACTCGTTTTCAGCTACTACTTCGTTAAACTCCAGGTACTCAATCCACCAATCACTAGGTTTGCGGTTTTCATCGAGTACCTTGGTCGCAGATAGGTATCCAAAGGGATTGAGTACTTGAGCTTCTTCCATCTTATTTAAAGAATCGTTTAATTACACTTTCTTTCTGTTCTCTATGCATATATAGCTTTTGCCTTAATATTTCAATAAGTTCAATAGCTACATGGTTTTCTATTTCGGCTATATTTTCTTTATAGTCAATAACCAAGTTTCCTGTTTCTGAATCGACATAAAAGTCCAACTCTTCGTATTTATATTTAATCATTATCTGTAATTGTGGTGTAAGTGTCTAGTTATCAGTTGTAGCTTGATAACATATCGAGGATTCTCTAACAGTTCTGTAAGCCTAGGCTCTACCATTCCCATGAAGTGGTTGAAGAATATCTCTCCTGCCTCTGGATGGTCTTCCATGTCTGGGTCAGCTTTAATTCCGTTTCTCTCACAGAATACGCAGGATCGTACCGCTCTTTTAATCTGTTCCTTTGAGTATTTCATCAATCAAGATGTTTAAGTAAGTGACGAAAATAGCAAGTACCAATGCAAACATCCCAAGAGACTTAGAAATCAAATATAGGCAGGTCATAAAACCCCACGCTACATTTATAAATTTAAGTAACTGCCAAAGATGCCTTTTCATTTTGGTGTAAATTTAATAGGATGTAATATTTCATTTCCATTAAAGTCTAATAGTTTGCCGTTCATTTCAAAGTGTACCTCCATGTGTTTATTCTTATAGTTCTGAATAAGCAGCTTGATTTTTTCTTGAACATCTTCAATGGAGAGAAACTCTCCATATCCGATGTCTTGCCACTCTGTGAATTCGTTAAACTTATTGATAAACCTACGCTTCAGTATGAAATCAGAAGGGGAGTGAACTTTCTTTCTCGGCATACTGAGGTTTAGATTGATGTGCTTGCTTTTTCTCTACAACCATCGCTGGTTTTCCATCAGACCAAAATACTTTGCCTGATCCTGTCCAGAACTTCTGTTTTTTAGCCTCTCTGTCCTCTTTGCTCTGAGATACATAGGACTGAACATTCTGTCCGTAATCGTTTGCCTCATCGTTCATAGAGATGGTTAGCGAGACTCCTTTAAGGCCCTTTGCTTTAACTGTGCTTAGTAGGGTTTCTAGTGTTTCCTGCTTGAGGAAGATTTCTGATAAATTTGCCATTTTTTTAATTGTTTTTGGTTTGTCTTGTAATATTAACTTATTGATTTATTGGATTCAAGAAAATTCTGATATTTTTCATAGAAGTCATCAAAGTTTTTAACTATCCAGTACTGACCTCCTGACTTTTCTATTGCCTCTTGATAGACTTTCTGATGCTCTGACTGCCTGTCTCTGCCTATTTTCACCTCTATCTTTACCGACCTTCCAAGGATTGTAGCTGAAATATCCGCTGATCCTTTGGTTGCCGTTGACTTGCCCCAGGTCATAAATCCGATGGTCTTGGTTCTGCCTAGCACATCGGTGACTTGCTTTCGGTTGTCGATAGGTCTACCCATCGTATTGATTCGCTCTGCTTGGTATCCATTAAGCTCTAGGAATTCCTTAACGCACTTGGTTAGTCCATTGGCGGTCTTATCCTCGTACTTCGGTGCTGATATAGCATACTTAGGCACATTCGGATAGGATTCTAGCATCGACTCTTGCTTGAGTTGTTTAAGAATGTCAAGTGGTTTCATATAGATAGTTGCTTATCAAGTTGATTATACTGCTCGATTGCTTTAAATATCTGATAGACTACTTGGGGGACTATTGCGTTTCCTCCTGCTTTAATTGATTCGTTTCTCCATTTAGGAAAGGTAATAGAGTCCAATCTGTCGGAAAGCCCATCATCTCCATCACAAATTGGGGAGACAGATGGGAACATTTCGAAGTCTGCTCCTGGTAATTTATTGCGTCTTTTAATGAATTTGTCATTGGATTGTGACCTTCTCTTGGAGCATTCCCCCTCCTCCCTGCATTCTTGTCTGATACTACTGGAGTCGGAAGCATTTTCTTTGTCCATCCCGAATTGTGTTCCAAATGTCTCAGAGAATAATTGTTCTCCTGAACTGTACTTACAAAATCCGAGGCTTGAGGAGTCGGTAGCATCCCTAACTTTTTCATTGTCGGTGGGTATCCACTCATTATCTCTTGAGCAAGAGTTCCGCTGTTCCCCGATATTGGATTCTTTTTGCCCGAACTCACTTCCCCATCCATCTTTGTTGGAGTTTTTAACAGACCGGAATAAATAACCTGACTCAGTAGGCAGTTGTACTTGTTGTTCGGATGAGGGGCCTGGTTTAATCCATCCTCCGTTCTCTTCTTTTGCCTCGTTTGATATTCTTCTGGACTTTCTGCTATCTGCACAAGATTTGGAGTAAGCAACAAACCAAACCCTGTCCCTTCTGTGTGGAGCGTTGACGCTTGCAGCTGGAAGTACATACGGTTGTACTTCGTACCCTTGAGCTTCCAAGTCAGCTTGCACCTCGTGGAATACCAACCCTCCATCCCAATTAACAAGTCCGAGAACATTTTCGCCCACGACCCATGTCGGTTGAATTTCTCGTATTGCTCTAAGCATTTCGGGCCATAAATGGCGTTCATCCTCTTTGCCTTTTCTTTTTCCTGCCATTGAATAGGGTTGGCATGGGAATCCACCGGTAATGATGTCAATTGTTCCTCTGTGAATAGAGAAATCTGTCTTTGTGATATCATGATATGATATTGCTTTAGGCCAATAATAATTTAAAACTTTCTGTCCAAACTCATTCCACTCACAATGGAATACATTCTCCCATCCCATCCATTCTGAGGCTAAATCAAATCCTCCTATACCGCTAAATAGTGATCCATGTCTCATCTTAAAACGGCAAATCAAAGGCCTCTAAATGTGCAAATGGAGTCTTGTAGTCTGTTCCAAACCTGCAAAGGTATTCAAAGGCAAGAACCCTATTTGCTTCTCTCATCTTTAGCCAAATCCCTTGGGTGTAGGTCTTATCATAGTCCCCAGGTCTCTGCTCCATAAACTTATCCCAAAATACTTCAAATGGGATTTCTGATACTTCATCTAGTGCTTCAATCATTTCTTTAAGTGTTTATAAATAGTTGTTCTACTAACATTCAATAACTCTGCTAACTCAGAGCGGTTAAAATCAGGGATTGTCTTATTAATCATCTCGATTTTCTTTTCTATGGACTCATTCTTCATCGAGCGAATAATCTCAATAAGCTCATTAGATTCCAAGCTGCTAACCTTAATCTTCTTAGACATCGCAATGAAGTAGTTACTTAACTTCTCTGCCTTCAGCAAGGATTCCTTAGTAACAAAGTCAAAGTCCTTTCCTGTCTCAAATGACCACAAGGTATTTATCAGCATAGCAAATCTCGGTACATAAGCCTTCTGCTTACTTAGCATCGACTTCACATATTCAGATATATCATCAGAGTTCTGCAAGTCTGTAATGTTGTTGAATATCCTTTCCCACTCAATATCTGCTAGGCTATCAAATCGGATAATTCGACTCTCAATCTCACCGAACTTATTGTACTGCAAGACCTGGTTTCTCACTAGGTTATAGAATTGACTTATGTAAGCCTCGTACCAATCCAATATCTCTTGGTCTATGGAGTTCTTATTGTAATGCTCAATCTCCTTATCAGGGTAGCTCACAAGCAATCGGTCTAAGAATCCATTGTCTTTGTTTTCCATGGTGGATATCTGAGAGAATATACCAGGCTGAATACCACCAAGCACAGGAATCAATGGACTTGCCACAAAGCTACTCTTTGCAGTCTTCCGTGTAAGAATGGCTGCTTGGTTAGACCAACAAGACAACCAAAACTCAAGATCAGAACCAGGCTTGTATTTGTTCATGTCCTTAATCCATCCGTTCAGCTCATCCTTAAATACCGCAATGCCTACTTGGTTTTCCTCATGCAAATCCGCCAAGGCTTCCACAGTAATATCATTTACTATCAACTGCTTTCTCACAGGCTCCCTAACTTCCTCCACATCCTTCTTCTCCTTGGCAGTTAATCGCTCGTACTCCTTGTACTTCTTGTACTCGTTCTGAAAGTGCTTAATCTCAAAGCTATTCTTCTTAGCAATAGGGAATATGATGGCATTTATACTAGGGGTCTTACCTAGACCTGCCTTGCCTATCAAGCCAATCCAAATGTTGCAAGACTCTCTCCATCCTGTTTTTACCTCCACCTTGCAAGCGTTACCAATGCAGAGCGACAGAAGCCAAAGTAAGCTACATCCCATGTAGTCAATAGAATGATTAAGTGTTTTCTGATTTAACAGAATATAACTCTGTATTGAGTCTGGAAATACATCAATCGGAAATATCAAGTCTTCCTTGGGTATCTCAATCTTCTCAATCTCTACCTTTCGAATCTTTCGCTCTCCATAGCCTTCTTTGTACAACTCCTTAGCAGCAGCAGAGTAGTCTCCATTGAAGTATTTGTAAGCGTAGATACTAAAAGGAGTCAAAGGGCTCTCGTGAGGGTAAATCGTGGCCGTGGTGAAGAGATAACAGAGACCAGTATCCTTGTATATAAATCCATGCAAGGCATCCTTAGAATTGGTTTTTCTTATCACTATGCGGTCAGTCAAGTGCTTGACTGCCGTGAACTCATTTGCAATCAAGTCCAACACTCTGTTCCTCTGATTGTAATCCTCCCAAGGTGTCAATCCACTATACTCTGTATTTTCCACCTTGACTTCCACCTTGGCTTCATCGTAGTGGAAGTATCGGCATAGGCTGAAGAGAATGTCTCGCTCCTCCTCTGTGATCTCCTGGATTTGCTCATAAGACATCTCCGATACTTGGTTGTCATAGATATAGATATACCCACCCGTACCCCTAGTTTCAATTAAGGCTTGAGAATGTCCTTTTAGCGTTGCAAGCTTTCTGTTACCTTCTACCTTAGAGCATCTATATATAATATGATAACCTGAGTTTATAGTCTTATATATAACAAACTTTCTATTAAAGTCATCAATATGATCAGATATAAAGGACACAAACTCACTCCAAAACTTCTTTCCGTCTTGGATAGTAGGAAATACCTTTAAGTCTACATCTATACACTCAACATTATAATAACCTGTTATAATACCGTACCCTTTGGTCTTGGCTTCGAGCTTCTCTAATTCTGACTTTTCTATCTTCTTTGTCTGGTACTCCTTCCATAAAATCAGAGGCTTTTTACCCTCCGATATGGGCATTACGCTGAACCCTGAGTTCAGTAAATTGATTGCTCTTCCTAGCGTTACATTCATTTTCGTGTTTTACAA